TTCAGGACATCGCCCGCCTTCGCGAGCTTGAGCAGCAAGCAGCGCAGGCCACGCTGGCAGCGGCTGAAGCGCAGGAGGAAGCGGCGGCGGCCACGAGGCGTCGAGTGGACGCTGCAAGCAGGCTGCTTCAGATCAATCAGAGCGAGTCGACGCTGCTCTCGAATCAAGGCGCAGCCTCTACCACCGACGCCACTGGCCGGTCGATCCAGCAGAGGATTCAGGACATTGCCCGCCTGCGAGAGGCAGAGGCCAGCCTCGCCCGCGAGCGAGAAGTTGCTGCCAACGTCGGGGCGTCTTCGCAGCTTGCCTCAACAGTCGATCCCACCGGCCGGTCGATTCAGCAGAGGCTCCGAGACATCGCGGCCCTTCGCGAGGCCGAAGCCAGCCTCAATCGCGAGCGAGAAATTGCCGCTAATGTTGGGTCTAGATCACAGCGCGCAACGATTCTGCCGAACGATTACTTCAGTGGCAACCTCGCCAGAAACGCCAGGGAGTCGCTCGGTGCGCCGCTGGACGCCGGCACAAGGCAACTTGAGATTTTTCGCTCTGGGATCGTCTCCGCGAAAAACCAACTCGACGCCATGCCGGCAGCCATCCGACTGCACTTTATCCCGGCCATCCAAGGCGCGGAGCAAGAGTTCGTTCGACTGGCTGCCCTCGGCCCGCGGGCGACGGCTGAAGAGATTGAAAACGCCTCTAGGAACATGGACGTCCTTGCGGCTGCTGTTCGTCGCACGACGCAGGCGTCGCAGTTGCAGGGCTTCGGCGAATTCATCGATAGCGCGAATGTCCGTCAGGCCACCGGCGAGCTTCAAGCTCTTCAGCAGATTCTTGTGCAGGTTGAGGCGACCGCCGGCGGGCCAGCGGCTCGAGCATATGAGACTTATCGTCAGAGGCTTCAGGCGGCAATCGAGGCCGGCGAAACCGGTCTTCCGCGAGTTAGGCAGGAACTTGTTGCGCTCCAGAGGGAGGCCGCCAGGGCCGCGGCTGAAACCGGCCGGATATCGTTTGGGGCCGCGTTGCGCAGAATAAACCGCGGCGGCGACATCGCCCGTGGAGGATTCGACAACTTCAGTCTGGCAATCAACCAGGCGGCCTTCGCCATCGACGACTTCTTCTCGTCTACCGGCGGGCTGGAGTTCAAGCTACGGGCCATTAGCAACAACATCACGCAGTTGGCGTTCATCCTCGGAGGGACGACGGGGCTGTTTGTCGGCTTGGGAGCTGTCATTGGCGGCCAGGTGCTTGTGGCGCTGACCAAGTGGGTCAACGGCGGCCGCACAGCAGAAGACCAGACGAAGGCGCTGAACGAGGCTCTCTCTCGCCAAAAGAGCCTAGTCGAAGAACTCGCGCGGGCGTTCAGCTCACTGGGCGACTCGCTCACTCGTGACGCCTTCTCGCCTGCCGCCCAGAAGGCAAACGACTTCCGTAGGGAACTTGACGAGATCGTCAAGAAGCAGAAGGAGTTGCGAGAGGCGAGAGTCGCAGACCTTGATCCGACCGTCCAAAGAGAGCGGGCCACGCAGGGGTCGCTCCAGCGACGCCTTGAGTCCGAAACAAATATCGGACGACGGGTCGACATCCAGCAGCAACTGGAGCAGTCCCGCCGCCGCGAGCGCGAGGCCGCAGCGGCTGCTGCTTCACGGCAAGCCCCCACCGGCAGGCAGGCACAGGACGCGATCGAGCAAGCCGGTCAGGCGCTGTTTGCGAACAGGACTCGCGGACAAGAGGTCGTTACCGCAAGAGACACGGCAGTCCTTGACGAAGCCAGGGCAAGAGCTGGCGCCGCTGCCGCAGCTCAGACGCCAGCGGCGATTAGGGATTTGCTGACACGGCAGCGCGACACCCTCGTTCAGAGCGGAGAAGCAGCGTCTGACACTGGCGTTGCTAACGCGATCGCTAGGTTGGAAGAACTCATCGCTGCCCTGGAGGCGCCAGTTCGCCGCGCCAACGACGCCCTCGTCATCGCCGTCCTTGAAGGCGCAAAGAAAGTCTCCGACGCCCTCGCGGCGGCCCAGAGTTCCATCGCAAACGCCGACTTCGGCCCAAGCCGAATCGCCACACAAGCCGACGCCGTGGCGAAGCAACTGGAGTCGCTCGCAAATCAACTTGAGACGGCCACAGACGAAAAGACGATTCAGGCGCTCAAGGCCCAGCAGGCAGCCCTGCTTGATCAGTCGACGGCTCTACGGTCTGCCGCCACCAGCGTCAAGCAGTTCGCATCCGTACTTGATCGCGTAGCCGGCGACCTTGCAAAAACAGTTCTTGGGGAGACAGAGTCTTCGGCGACTGATGCTCGGCGGCGGGCGAATGCCGCAACCGGCGCTCGGCAAGCCAGCGATCCGCGGGACAGGATTCCAGGGTCTATCCCAGACTCCAGGGTGGCCGACGAGTTTCGCAGACGGTCGACCGTCGAGGCGCAGATGGCCGGAGATAGGGAGAGGGCGGAGGAGAATGCGCTAGAAATCCGCAATCAGGTAGCGGNACTTGAAGAACGAAGGGCGAGGGCTATTCGGGATTTTGAGCGTCAACCCGGCGCGGTGGGTGCCTTGGCCGCAGAGCGCGACCGGCAGCAGGCGATCATTGATAGCCAAACGGCAACGGCCGATGAAAAGCAGGCCGCGAAGTCGGCGATAGACAAAATAAACAGCGCGCTGGATGCAGCGTTTGAACGATCGAACTTCGCGCGATCACTCAGCCTATTTGCCGACGCAATCGACGCAACGGCGCAGGCGCTCGCAGAGAGTGAGCGCCAGGTGCAGCAAGTCAGGGAGTCGGCTGCCCGCGGTCGCGAGTCATTCCTCACCCCGCAGCAACGCCGCACTCGCGAGATTGAGGGGCAACTCAACGACGCACAAAACGCAGTGCTCGAAGACCTGACAGAGCCACTGAAAAACGCCGTCGAAGACTTCGACGCTGTCGGCGAGATCAGCAAGGCACTTGAAGACGGAGTGCTGTCACTCGAAGAACTTTCCGCCGTCTTCGAGAAGTTCCCCGACGTCAAGGCAGCGTTGGACGGCGACCTGGAGGCAGCAAAGAAAAACCTAGAAACCATGAGGGACAACTTCATGGAGAACAGCATCGCCGGCCAGATGGCTCGATCAGTCCGCAACGCCGTCCTCCAAGGCCCGTCGCGGGCCGCCCTCAACGCCTCCGACGTGACGACGTCTCAAGGCCAGCAGGAACTCAACAGGCTATTGCGAGGCGACGACGCCGCGCGCGACGTGGATATGGTCGAGATGCAAAAGCAGACAGGTGAACTGGAACAGATCAACAAGGGGATCAAAGACCTCGTTACCAAGATTGGAGTCGCGGGATAATGCCAGACATCTCCTACAACGTCGCCCTCAAGTTAGACAAGGACTACCTCAACAACTCCGTCAGCGTCGTCAACGTGACGGCGACCATGAGCGAAGTCGGCATGAACAGCATGACGCTCGCCCTTTCGACGAATCCGATCAGTATTTCGACAGCGAACCTGACCCGCGTCGGGCTGGCGTTTCTGCGGAACCTGTCCACGGCGACCGCCGCAACCGCGACGATCGGCATCTCCGAAGGCGGCTCGTTCGTCGGCTTCTGCACCCTGCGGGCCGGCGAGCCGTCGATCTTTCGGATGAGCGGAGGCAAGGAATACCAGGCCATCGGCACGGCCGGCACCCGCCTTCGCGTCGACATCACGGAGGGCTGATAGATGCCCAAGATGATTTCGGAACTCGCGCAGGGCAACCAGTTCAGCCGCTCGTCAGACGGCGGGCAGCTTGCCGACACCGCGACGCGCGTCTTCAAGATCATCCTGGATTCGCCAGGCGAGTCGATCGACATTATGTCGGCCGTCGGCGTTCAGATCGGCGACCCCTACAGTTCGGCGAATCCGATCCCCTGCGTGAGCGTCGAGGGCCGAGCCGACGGCGAGAGCCGGCTAGTGCGGATCGTGACGTGCCAGTACCGAACCTCCGCGATGGTCGACGGCGAGGGCGGCACGGGCCTGCCCGATCCGATGCTCGTGATGCCTGACGTCAGGCCGGCGAACTTTTCGACGAGCACGAGTTTGTATGAGGCACCGGCTTACTATTTCAAGAAGATTGGACGCGACGTGGCGTTCAAACCCGCCTGCAACGCGCTCGGCGATATGATGGACGGCATCACGCAGATGCTCCCGATTACAACGATTCGCGTAACGCAGTTCAACTTTTTTCCTGGAACTGTTTTTTCTGGGGAATGCGGCAAGATAAACATCGAAACGATGAACCTCGGCTCGTACCTGACCTGTAAGCCAAACACCGTTTTGTTTCGTGGCGTCGAGGCCCAGGGGCACGTCGAGACATTCGGGACAGTGACATACCGCGGATTCATGAACTCCTACGAATTCGCGTACAGGCCGAACAAGGTAGAGATACCTGACTATCCGGCCGATGACTTCGGCTGGGACGTTGTCCTGCCGCATACTGGATACAACGTCAAGGCGTTTACGCCGTCAAGCACGACAGATAGGGAAGTGTTCGCCCAGCCGCTGAAGCACCAGGGCGGGAAGGTGGTTGTCCCATTTGCGCTCATGGACGGCATATCAGCCAATGCCAAGGTTCGCGCAATGGTTCCAGTCCACGACCCAGAAGACGGCGGCGTTCGCCAGTCGCCCTCGGCCCAGCCGGTGGCCCTCAATGACGATGGCACGCCCCGGTCGCCAAACTCAGACCCGCCAGTGAAGCTCTGGCGAGTTCAGGTTCAGGAACGAACAAACCTCACCCAGCTCCTCCAACTCCGTCTCTCCTAATGACACGCGGCTTCCTCATCAGCGACGGCCTGCACAAGGACATCAAGCGCACGATCGCGCGCGTTGATGGGATGCCCGACGGGCCGGGGGCGACGAAGATACCGACGAGGTTTGAGGGGGTTCAGGCGCAGGCTGGGAAGACGTTTCGGATTTGCACCTTCACCGGCGCGTGGTCGATCAACGCCACGAAGACGGTGACGTTTAAGAATCAGACGGCCACGCCGAATACCGTCGCGGCGGTGAATCTGTTCGCGGCCATTACGGGAACAACCGTGACATCAAGTTTTCGCAACTGCGCAATCGCCAAAGACGGGACGGCGTGGTATCTGATCGCAGCGGAGTGCTGATATGGCAATGCTTGGCGCTCCATGCTCGGCGTGCTGCGGTCCTTGCGTGTGCCCATCGTGGTGCAGCTACAAAATGGTTTTCTCTAGCCCGAAGACATGCGCTGCCACATACCCAAACTACAGCGGGACATTCCCCTGTCCTAGCGACGCGCCAGCTACTGTAGAGTCACCTTACACATGCAATACCAACACGCAAACAACGTCCACGGCAGTGAAGGGTGTCCTTTCGTATAAATTTGGCAGCACATGGCTTTGGCCGCAAAACCCGGATTTTGTTGTAAATGATGGGCTTGTCTCTGTTGAGGCTCCCAACGACACCTGGAGTGTGACATACCCTTCGCTTCGCGGCATGTTTTCTGGAGGGCTGGGCTGGTACTACGACAGCAATGTTTCAGCGTTCGACTACACCAAATTTGCAAGCGGATACAGCGCAGAGGTAAGACCCTTTTGCAGTGCTTCAGGTGCGCAGCCCGTGCTTGGCGTGGAGTTGATCTATCGGGCGTCAGAAACGCAATCTAGATGCACAATACTAACTGGGCCAACTAGAGTTGTCTGTACTGTAAGGCAAAGTATTTTGCGAACAAAAACTAAGACAGTTTACTTTTCTGCCGATTGTGTTTCTGACTCGCTAAAATGGTGTCCGGGCGTGTCTCAGAATAAATTTGCGAAGTTTCCGAATCCGTTTTCTGGGTGGCTAGATTTTGCCACGACATCATATGGCACTTACGACAGCAGCGTTGATACCATCGTTTCTGTGCCTGGTGGCGGCTCCCTGGGTTCAAAGCTTCCCGGCAGTAGTGTTTTGCCAACCGTGCATTTTGATATTCAGCAGCGCGAGTCGTGCGACGACGGAAATCCGCTGCCATGATTTCGTGTATGCGTTGGCACCTTGCCGAACGGTGCAAGCAGCGTGGCTACTCGCTTGACGAAGTGATGCCATGCGTTGTCTCGCAGGACGGAGACAAGTGGACGATCGACGTTGACCACCCGGCGTATCCTCGCCATCCGAAGCCGGGCTTTGAGCCACCACAGCCCGCGTCAACAGCGCCGGCGCACGGCCCAGGCACCGAACTCTCCAAGCTCCTGAAGCGATTCGGCATTGAGCCCACGCCGACGTGTGCCTGCCCAGCCAAGGCCGCCCAGATGGACGCTTGGGGCTGCGACGAGTGCAGCAAGCCAGAGCGAATCGAAGAGGTCGTGGCCGTCATGCGTGAGGAGGCGAAGGCTCGCGGCCTGCCGTTCGTTGACATAGCCGCTAGGTTGCTCGTGAGACGGGCGATTCACAACGCCCGCAAAGCGGAGGCCCGTCGTGCCAAAGAAGCCGAGAAACCCCCATTGACCGATTAGGCTACAGTACCACAATATAGCCCCATGCCGGATGACCACCATTTCACTGTGGCCGGGGCTCGCTGGCTCCTGCGGTTCTGCCGCTTGAAGGGCCAGGCGGCCGGCTGGGCGTATCTGCCGGATGCCAAGAACCCGGAGATGCCCCGAAAAATTCTGGTCGACGAGAAGCTCTCCAAACGGAGCCGGCTGGAAACGATCATCCACGAACTCCTCCACGTTTGCTTTCCGACAGTCTCGGAGGAGCACATCACCGAGAGCGCCCGCGACATTGCCCGCGTTCTCTGGACTCTCGGATACCGCGAGACGGAGTGACCACAATGCCGAAGAAGTCCGCACTGCAAAGCGTCGTGCAGGCCGTCGGGACGATCCAACGCCCGAAACGATCATGGTTCAGTCGCCTGCCCACGGAGGCGCAGGTCGAGATGAGTGAGGTGAAACGCGAGTGGTTGTCTGGTGCTCTTCAGGGAGCACCGATCGTCACCGTGTATCGCGGAATCGTCGCCCGTTGCACGGAGGTTGGATGGCACGCTCCAGAGGCCGAACAAACAATCAGTCGGTGGCTGCGGTCGCCCGACAAGTAGAAGTCGGCAAGGACGCAGAGGCGGCGAGGCTGCGGAACGAACTCTCTTCGCTCCGCAAGAAATACGACGCTGCGCTGCATCGGCTTGAGGCCGAGAAGGACGCCGTTGCCAGCCTGACGGCACTCTCTGACGTCAAGTCGAAGAAGATCGACCGCAAGCGGCCTAAGCAGGGCCGGCCAGAGGCCACGGCGATACTTGTGCTCTCCGACTGGCACGTTGAGGAGGAAGTGCGGCCTGAAACCTGCCGCAACTTAAACACGTTCACCCTGGACGTTGCCGACCGGCGCATCCAGCAGCTTGTCCAGCGGGCGTCGATGCTCATCGAGCACGAGAAGCATTTGACAGGCATTCGACGCATCGTCGTGGCCGCGCTCGGCGATTTCATCACAGGCCATATTCACGACGATCTCGTCGAAGTGACGCAACTCGCACCGCTGGCCGCGACCCGTTGGGCCGGCGAACGCCTGGGTGGCGTGATCGACGCGATGCAGGAGATCGCCCCGGTGCTCGTGGCGACGTGCAGCGGCAATCACGGCCGCAGCACGAAGTTCCCTCGCATGGCGACGGAAAACGACCACTCATTCGAGCAGCATCTCTATTTGACGATGGCGGGCCAGGAGAAACGCAAAACCGTCGAGTGGCAGGTGGGCGAGGGCTATCTCAACAACATCAACCTCGACGGATTCATCGTGCGGGCGCATCACGGCCATGCAATCCGGTTCGGCGGCGGCGTCGGCGGCCTGACGATCCCAGCCAACAAGGCAATCGCGAACTGGAATCAGGCCCAGCGGGCCGACCTCGACATCTTCGGGCACTGGCACTGCTTTAGCTGGCTCCCCTACCGCTTCGTGGCGAACGGCTGCCTCATCGGCCACAACGCATTCGCCGACAGGATCAAGGCGGAATATCAGCCGCCATCGCAGTCCCTTGTCATCATCGACCACGAGCACGGGCGGGTCACGAAAGTGCTGCCCATCTTCTTGAAATGACCAACGACGAAATCCAACGAGCCTGGACGCTCGTCAATAAGTACGGCCCGCCGAACTCCTGGACGGCGGCCAACGGCACCCTCGCGGCGGCCTTGGGCCGGGCTCTGGAGGAGGTCGAGCGGCTCAAGTACCGCGTGGCGATCATGGAAAATAACCCGCCACCAGCGTGGCTAGGGAGGCGCGACTAGATGTTGATTGGCATGTGCGGCGCGGCGGGCAGCGGCAAGGACACGATCGCGGACATCCTGGGCTTCGACCGGGTGGCCTTCGCCGACCCGCTCTATGAGATGGTGTCGCTCGTCACCGGCCTGACGCCCGACGAGATGCGTGACCGCGAGACGAAGGAGCGGACGATTGACTGGCTGGGGCAGTCTCCCCGGCAGCTCCTCCAGACCCTCGGCACGGAGTGGGGCCGCGGCATGGTCAGCGAGTCGATCTGGGTCGACACTGCGATGAGGCGAGTTCGCGGGCTGCTTGAGCAAGGTCGCAGCGTCGTTGTCACCGACGTTCGCTTCGCCAACGAGGCCGCGGCGATCAAGGCGGCCGGCGGGGTCATCTGGCAGGTTGTTCGCGGGCAGGGCAGCATCAAGGGGCTGGCGGCCCGCCATGCCAGCGAGGCCGGCGTCGACCCCCTGCTGATCGACCGCGTGCTCGGCAACTGGTCGACGATTGAGCGGCTCCGGCAGACCGTCGAATCAGCCATAGAGGGGCAGCAAAAGGCTACAATACTAGAGTAGCCCTGTGACACGCCACGAGCGGCCCATCGAGGCCCGCAACGCACAAGGAGGTGCTGATGTCTGAGCCTAAGATTCGTCGTAAGTTCAAGGCCACCCCGATCACGCTCTCGACGTCTGTGGCCGCTGCCACGACGCTCCGATGGGACGACGTGGCTGGCGGGACGCTCGAGATGGGCACCGTCAGCACCGCTGCCACGACTCTCCAGGTCTGGGCGTCCGACGCCACCACCAGCACGTTTGGGAGGCTTTACAAGGTCGACGGCTCGGCTGCCGACCTGACCCTGGCCCCGTCGACGACTGAGGCCCGCGTCTACGCACTGCCCGACGAGACGTATGGCTGCGGCGCGATCAAGCTCGTGTCGGTGTCGACGAACTCGACGGCCGCCGTCTGCATCGTCACGATGAAGTCTTGAGGCTGTGCCCATGACAGCCGAAGAACTCAAGCAGGGCATCCTGGACTCGTTGCTGCGGGTCGCCGAACGCTTCGGCGTTCCCGTCGTGCTCCTGGGAATCCTCATCTGGCTGGGGCGCGAGGCGGCGATCTCACTTAACGGCACGCTCGTGAAGCCGATGGTCGAGGCCCATGTCCAGTTCCTGGAGGCGACGAGCGAGACACTGAAAGAGATCAGTGCCGTCCAGGGGCAGCAGGTCGAGACTCTGGAGGAACTGGCCCACGGCCAGCGTGAACTCCGCGAGCAGGTCAAAACGGTGATTTCGCGGCCGANNGNGCCGCNNCCGCAGAANTAGTTTCCGTCTCTCNCNTACGATAGCGCACTCCGCAGGACCACGAAAATGGCGATGAGCCCCCGACTACTTCGCCCGCAAGCACGAGGCGGTTTTTCGCCGAAAAGCATTGCCGACCTCGCGGCTTGGTATGACGCCGCCGACAGTTCGACGATCGCCATTCAAACTGGCGTCCAGCAGTGGGGAGACAAAAGCGGCAACGGCCGAAATCTTGTCCAAAACACAACGAACAACCAGCCGCTACACGGCAGCGTTACCCTGAACGGCAAGCCTGTAGTGACATTCGACGGCACGAACGACTCAATGGGCTGCGCATTGACGCTCAACCAACCTTTTTCGTGCTTTTTCGTCTACCGATACGAGGCAACTCCGGCAGCTGGAAAAGTCGTTTTGACGGCTCGCTTTGCAGGGGCAGGATCGCGGTCTGGTGAGTTTCAAAGTTTTAGCGCGTCATCTATGGGCTTGTTCGCTGGAGTTGCGCTTCAAATCAACNGCGTCGGCGCAGCTATGACGGCGTTTAATATCTGGGATTACGCGCAAAACTCTACATCGTCGGCAATTCGTCTGCGAAAGACAGGCGCTACCGCCAGCGGGAACGCCGGTGCGAATAACGCCAGTGGATTTTCGCTCGCTACCGATGGCGGCGCATCGCCCGGCAGCATTGCCAATGTGTCGATTGCTGAGGTGTGCTTTTACTCACGCGGGCTCTCTGTGAGCGAAGCGGACGCCGTTCGCAAGTATCTCGGGACCAAATGGGACTTGGCTTACCTGTCATGACGCAACGCTATTTCCGCACTAATGACGCCGTAGCCTACGAACAGGTTCGCCTGGGCCTGGATGCCGCGTGGGGGCATCAGCCGCCAACGACGTGCATTGACCCAGCAGCAGTTGCCCCGCGTGACGCACTGGGGCGGATTCTTTTGGCTGTGCGGCCAGAGTTCTGCGAATACGAGGCGGCTGCGGCGATGCTTCCGCAACTCCTTGCAAGCGGAGCTGTGGAGGAGATCACGGCAGGCGAGTATCTGGCTGCAACGGCCGAGTAGCTGCGCGATATCGACTAGAGACAGCGTGGCGCGTCGCTACACCACCAGAAGAGCGTCGTTCAGGGCATTTCAGGATTGGACGCCGCGCGTATAACCGCGCTATGCGATACGCGAGCGTCTGCGATGGGATCGGCGCAGTCCACGTTGCTTGGCAACCGCTGGGCTGGCACTGCGAATGGACCGCAGAGATCGACGCCTTCCCGGCGGCCGTAGTCGAGCAGCGATGGGGCTTCCCCAATCGCGGCGATATGACTCGTTTCAAGGAGTGGGACGATGCCCCAGTTGAGCTTCTGGTCGGAGGAACGCCCTGCCAATCCTTCAGCGTCGCGGGCCTCCGCAAAGGGCTTCACGACCCCAGAGGCGGACTCATGCTTACGTTTCTTGAAATCGCTCAACGCTACCGACCTCAATGGGTTGTCTGGGAAAACGTCCCCGGCGTCCTGTCATCCAACGGAGGAAGGGACTTTGGTTCCTTCCTCGGGGCGCTGGGGGAGTTGGGGTATGGGTGGGCCTACCGCGTCCTTGACGCTCAATGGTTCGGAGTGGCCCAGCGCCGCCGCCGTGTGTTCGTTGTCGGCTGTCTTGGAGACGAGCGACGTGCCGCCCAAATACTTTTTGAGTCAGAAAGCGTGCGCCGGGATAATCCGCCGAGCCGAGCGAAGGGGCAAGGAGTTGCCGCCGCAGCTTCGAGCGGCGCTGGCAGCGGTGGCGTCGTCAACGCCGTCTGCTCCAAGTGGAGCAAGGGAACCGGCGGCCCTGCCGGTGACGAGTGCCAAAACCTCGTCGCCTTCCACCCCACCCAAGCCCAAGCCCCGATCAGCAGCGAAGACGGCTTAGTCCACGCTCTCGGCACTGGCTTGAGCGGCGGGTGTGCGACGGCAGCGGTGGCCTTCACCAAATCCAAGCGAGCCCAAAGCACGACCGACGACGAGTCTTGGGTGCCAGGCGAGGTCAGCCCGACGATGAGCTGCTTCGACCAAGGGGATACGCGGGCGACGACGGTTGTGGCGTTCAAGCCTGGGCAGAGCGAAGCGGCTGGTGCGTTCTTTGCAACGGAAGATTTCGCGCCCACGATTCAGTCATCAAACAACGGCTCAACCGCCGTGCCTGCCGTAGCCTTCAATGCGTACCAGCGAACTGAGCAAGACGCTGCATGGCCGCTCGGTGCGAGCGACGGCCGCAAGGTTGAGGTGGGCGTTCGAGAAGGCATGGCCGTTCGCCGCCTCACGCCCCGCGAGTGCGAGCGGCTGCAAGGCTTCCCAGACGATTACACGGCGATTGAGTACCGGAAGAAGCCAGCCGCAGACGGGCCGCGATACAAGGCGCTGGGCAACTCAATGGCCGTTCCCGTGATGTCCTGGATCGGGCAGCGGATCAAGCTCGTGGGCGAAGTGCGCTCTTGATGCCGGAGAGGGTCGGAAGCGTTGCGCGCCGGTGGACGGTGCGGTAGAATGTTCGCCATGAGCGACATCATCGAACGAATTAAAGGGCTGCGGTACATTCACGTTCCGCAAGCCAGCCAGTTGTTTGAGGAGGCGATTGACGAGATCGAACGCTTGCGGTTGACCGCCGACGAGCGGCAGGCGATTCGGTGGATCGTCGGAGACGACCTGTCCGCTGACGGCGTGAACATACAAGCCACGCTGCGCGGGCTGCTGGAACGGACGAAGGCCGTCTAGCCGGTAGAGATGGCCGCTTCGATGGCCGGATGGAAACGCCCATTTCATAAGCGAAAAACATCAGAAATGATCGTTTCTCTGGTATGATTGGTGGCCGTTACGAAACCTCTGCCGTAAGAAAAACGGGCATAGGTTTCTGTCGGAATGGCATTGCGCGGCGTGACCGCTGCGGTAGAATGTCC